TTAAGACGTAAACAGTTAGATGGAAGAATTAACAATGGTTAGGGATGTAGACTACGCCCTCATATTGCAAGTGCTTTATAGCAGAGGCTACACCTTAGCTAGTATATCAAAAGTTACAGGCACAGCGGTAAGCTCATTATCTAATGTAAAACAAGAAACTAAACCTGTACCAACTGGTTGGCATGATGGCTGGGAAGGAATGGCATTGCAAGACTATTACCGTAAAGCATTAGGTGAAGCACCACCCCATGTTGGGGATTACATTGAACTTGGAGAATATTGTGAAGATGAAGTATCCATTGCCGAATGAAAACGCACGTTGCTTAGGAAGTAACTGCAATAAGAAAGACAACTGCGCCAGATATTTAAGTATAGAAATTGATACAAAAGATTATTTTTGGCATGGCGATTTTAAAAAAGAATTAAAACAACATGAATGTGATTTTTTTATAGATTTTAGGGGGAATTACTATGAGCATTGAGAGAGAGTTACTAAATGAAGTTTTAGAATATTTTGATCCGTTAGGTCTTAACACTGAGCATTGTGGAGATTTACCAGAAAGAATTAAGAAACTCCTAGCCCAACCTGAACAACAACCTGAGGCATGGATAATAGTTAATAGAGATACTGGCTATAGGATACAAGTGAGTCTTTTTCCAGATTTGTATAATAAAGATATGTTTGAAGTAATACCTTTATACACAACACCGCCTAAACAAGAACCTTTGAATGCCACTACTATAAATTATTACCTTGAGGCTGGATTTGAGGCTGGCGTTAAATGGGCTGAAAAAGTACACGGTATTGGAGGTGGGGAATGAATAACATACGAGCGCAGTTATGAAACCAAAAATTAAACGAGTAGGACGATTTTGGGTATGTGGAGGGCCTTACGAAATTGCAGGATATGGACGCACGCCTTGTGAAGCTTATTTAAATTGGAGAAACCAATGGTTTTAAGACCTTATCAGGATGAAGCTGCTGATTTCTTGTACAGCCGTGATCGAGCAATGATTCTTGCGCCAGTTGGTGCTGGCAAGACGGCCATCACGCTAACAGCTATGCAAGCGATGATACAGGACGGGCATGTTAAACGATTCTTAGTGCTTGCGCCTAAACGTGTGTGTACTGATGTTTGGAGGCAGGAAGGGCTTAAATGGGCTTCTAACATATTCATTGAAATAGCGATAGGAACTGCTAAGAACAGAATAGCAGCGTTTAATTGCGCTGCTAATGTAATCGTTACCAATTACGATAATCTGTTATGGCTTTGCCGTGAACGTCCAGACTTGCTTCAAGGCTTTGACGGCATCGTTTTTGACGAGCTGACACGTTTGAAGAACCCGTCTGGGTCACGTTTTAAAGCCTTGTTCAAAGTGATAGACCTGTTCAAGATACGCTGGGGCTTGACCGGATCATTTACTAGCAATGGTTTAGAAGATGTGTTTGGACAATGTAAAGTAGTAGACCAATCATTGCTAGGCAGAAGCAAAAACGCTTTCCTGCAACAGTATTTTGTTCTGATGAATCGTGATTATGGTGAATGGGCTGCACGTCCTGATTCCTTATCTAAGATTATGAAAACTATCAAACCTGCTACCTATCTGTTAGACGCAGGAGATTACGCTGATCTGATGCCACCATTGCACATGGTTGAGATTAAGTGCCAGATGGATATGGAACACTATAATACTATGAAGAAGGATTTAGTTGTAGCGTTCCCCAGTGCAACTGCGGTTGCAACTAATCTTGCAGTAGTGACGGGTAAGCTTCAACAAATGAGTTCTGGGTTTGTTTATCACTCAACATCTTCTCCCAGTAAGTCGCCAGGTAAATTCAACACTTCCACACAATCAATATGGTTTTCTAGCCATAAATTCGATAGATTAGAAGAATTGCTTGCAGAAAATCAAAGAGATTGTACAATGATTTTTTACATGTACAAGGAAGAACTTGAAGAACTCAAACGGAGATACCCTCACGCTCAAACATTAGATGATCCTAATGCCGTTGAGCGCTGGAATACTGGGCAGATTGAGTTGTTGTTGGCACACCCTAAGAGCGCAGGGCATGGACTGAATCTTCAGCATCATGGCAATAAGATAGTGTTCTTATCGCTACCGTGGTCACTGGAGCTGTACGAACAGGCAATAGGGCGTATTCACCGGAGTGGTCAGAAACGTGAAGTGTGGTGTTATATATTAATGACTGAAAATACTATAGACGAACGCATTTATTCTGTATTACAGGAAAAATGCACGTTATCTGAAATTGCGATAGGAGAACTTTCAAAATGACGCAATTTTAGCTAGAAAACAAGCTGAAGAACAATTACATTCGCATAGGAGATTAGAAGCATGAAATTAAGTTGGAGAAGTTTAAACGAGGTATTGGCAGGTATGAATGAAGAAGAAGTCCTTAAACTTCTTGAGGAAGAAAAAACAGGTGCTAGACGTGCAATGGTTATGATACGGCTACATCAACGTTTTTGCACCTTGAGGATGGCAAGGGAGCGCAATCAACTATTCGGAGAGCAACAATGATATTCTATAACTGTGAAGAAATCGAACAAAAATTGTATAAATCACGTTTAATGAACCTATTTTTAATGGTTTTGCTCATTATATCATTAATGTTTAACTTTAAAGACGCATTTTCTGCATCTTTATATGCCCCCGATGGAACTTATTTAGGTGAAATGACATCTAATCCGATGGCAATTAACTCGATTAGCAATCCCTTAACGCAATATGGATCAACATTATCGAATACCAGTATTAACAATCCTTATTCGCAGTACGGATCGGAGTTGAGCAATCAAAGTCCTAATAACCCGTATGCGTCTACTCCAGCAGTAGAGCCGCCTCCTTCTCTCTACGAACAGTAAGTCCTTTTAGCACTTTCCCTGCGGCTTTGTCCCAGCGTTTAATTTCAGACGCTGCGGACACCCAATCACCAACATCAACTTTCTTCTTTAGCGTTGAAGTAGCGTAGTTACCAACACCTAAATTATAGATAAAATCAGCGATTGCAGCTTGTTTTTCCATGTTGGCAGTTGCCAGTATAGGTGAATACTTTATCGCTCTGTTAAGCACTTCTAATGCGGTTTTAACTATATCTTCATCGGCTTGATTTTGAGTCCAAGTCATTCCTTCTTTAATGCCTTTGGTTTGACCGTAACCTATCGTCCAGATTCCAGCCGGGCATTTATAACTGGTAAGTTTACAACCTTCTGACTCTTTAATTAACTTGATTAATATTTCTAATGCCGACATTAACTCAAGAACCGTAATTTGTAGAGTGTAGATAAGTACGTTTCAACTGCGGTATCAATCAGATTCTGAATGGCGGTATCTTCTTTATCACATACTTTATAACGGTTGTCTTTGATCCACTTCACTTGCGCTTGCAATTCGATAATGATTTCTTTGCTATCGGTGTAGCCAAGAATTTCAATGTTCTTCATCAAGCCATATTGCCCTTGATAAGCTTCAGCGATTGCATCTGCGTTCTCAACAATAGCGTCATAGAAGCTACCTAATGCCATGTGCTGTGCAAATGATTTAGTTTTTAGGTGTTCTCGATGTGCCAGATCACGCGCTAAAAACAGTAATGATATTAAATGTTCCATCTTTATCCTTTTCCAAAAACGTACGCTATAACGGCAAAAATAGCCCCAACAGCAAAAACAACTCCACCAAAGAAGCCTTTATTGTTGGCTGAATCTTTTTTAAGTTCGTCTAGTATCATGAATATTCGATCAGACCTTCTGCGTGAATCTTCCAGCTCTTTATGAAGTTCTTGAGTAAGACCTTCAATCTTCTGCTCTACTTTAGCCACACGGCAATTAAGGTCTGTCATCATTCACCTAGTCCTTTAGCATCATTCCAAGCCCACCAGCAACGCCACTAGCAAGAATTAAAAGCTGATCTATGGGTTTATCCATAAAAATAAGAATCGCGCCTATAATAGCTGTAGCCACCCATATAAGACCGCGTTTTGTTGAAGCTTCTGACCAGTCAAAGTTCATATTATTCCACAGCCTCTTCTTTAGGTAACGCCTCAACTTGAGGCACAGCTTGTGTTTTTACTTTATCAATTATATCTGCCACTTGTACATAGGGTGCTTGACCCAATGCTTGTAGAATTAAGTTTATTTCTTGTACTGATAATTCTAGGTTAATCATTAGGCTACCCAAGGTAATGGTGGTGTGACAATAGTTGGATTTATTTGTGCTTCGATTTGAGCTGCTACGTTTGCTTCATACGATGCTACTTGTTCTGCGCCTAATGCTGCTTTAGCCCAAGCAACTACTTTATCTAAAGTTAAGTCAGCATAAGGCACATAATTAGATTTAGCAGGATCAACTTCAAAAGATGCTGTGCCATACACTGAACCTGTGTAAGTTCCATCAGTACCGCTGAGAGTCCAATGAGCCGTAACGACATAATCAAGCATACCATTGACATCTGGTTTACAATTCATTGCTACAATGTTCCAAGTGTTTGTAATCATTTTATAATCCTGCTTTAGTTAGTCTTGCGGTTAATGCTTCAATGAGGGTTTGTTGTTCTTGATTTTGCTTTTTAAGTTGTTGGCAATAAACAATCAAATCTGGGACATATTTAGAGTAATCAACAGCCCAAGGATGTACTATATCCCCTTCTTTATTTACATCATCCTTACCTTTTGTAACTGCGGATGGTTTAACTAACTGAGCTTCTTGTGCAAATACACCGCGATCTAAAACACCATCGGCTTTCCATTCAAAATCATGGATAGTAGTTTTATCAATTACTGATGTATCTGTAGCTACGCCTTTATCTATTTTTAATCTTTTATCTGAAGTTACATTATATGCAGTAACGGTCGAACTGGCTTGCGTGATCGACCCCTGCAAAGTCCCTGCGGAGTTATAAAATGCACAATAATACCCTGTTGCAGTTGCACTGGTATTTTTTAAGCCTATACCTGATGCGCTTGCTTGGTCAAAAACAGAATTTATTTTTCCATTTGCTATTACACTCGTAGTCCCCACAAGCAAGTTGCCTGACGAATCGATATCAATTCCCGCACCGCCAGCCAATGTTCCAGTAGCATAACAATTATATAACTTTACATTACTTCCAGTACTTGCAAAACCTAAATGACAAATTCCTTGTCCCGGATTCTGCACCATAACTGTACTTTGTGTACTACCAACACCTACTACGCTAAGTTTTCCACCAAACGTAACCGGACTACTCGTCCCAATCCCCACGTTGCCGGAGGCATCTTTATATATTTGATTTGTACCTATGGCAAGAACACCTGTAGAGCCTGTGAGTGTGCCTGTGTAGGCAAGATTGGTGAATGACGGGCTGCCACCATATTCAACTGAATCACCTGCGGTAGTACCAGCCGATAATCCGGTCAGCTTATGGCTTGCCATTGGCAAGTTCGCGGTAATAGTTTGCGTCCCATCTTTCAATACACAGGTACTTAACGCAGTTGCTATATCTGAATTAGTAGTGTTAGTAGTTGAAGATGAAATCGTTGTCCCTGTTACGACTGGATTACCAGAAGGCAGGGAGTAAGTTCCAGAACTGTATGGCATTGTTATTCCTTAAAATTTATTAGCTGATAAAACCGCAGCCCTTGAAATTGTAGGGCCTGCATTTCTTAATTCCCGTATTATAGTAGCTCTTTGATCCGCTGGCATCATATTGAGCATCTTAATTGCGTTTTCAGGAGATTCCATCCCAGATGATAGTTTACGTTCAATAGCACTTGCCAGTTGCTTTTCAGTAATACCTATAATTTTATTCGCTGTTGATGTAGCAACATTAAGATATGAAGGTAATTTCTGCAAGAATGTATTGTCTTTCCACGCTTGCTTTAATGTTCCTTTACCTGCTTCCGCTTGTGCCGCCAAATCAGCATCTCTTAAAAGTTTAGCTTGAATAGTGTTTAATCCATACAACTGTTGAGGTGCGTTTAAAGAACTTACATCGGCTTTTTCAAGTGCAGATAAGAAAGGACTTGCGTTTTCTTGCCCAGGAAACGGATGAAGTATATTTCTAAGATGGCTAATAACTCTTTCTTGATTAGCCGCGCTAGGTGCATTAGCAATTTCAGTAGCTACTTTTTCAGGGATAAGCTTACTTTCTGCTTCTAGTGAACCCTGTACAGCTTTAAATCCTCTTAGTTGCTCGGCTAGGCGATCTAATCGCGGTTGAAGATCGGGATTAGTTTTACTAAGTTCATTAAGTTTTAACCTATTATCAACCAAAAATGCTTCTGGGTTTTTAGAGTTCATCAGCAGATGTTCTATACCTGAATTTAACGCTTCTTTGGCATCAGGATCGTTACCAAACGCTCTGTTAAAATCAGCTGCGCCTGATTCAGAACTAAGGAACTGTTTAGCCGCGTTTTCAGGTAGTGTTAATGTCCTACCGGATACATTTTCTTTAGTTAATTTTCTAACTTCACCTTCCCTAAAAGGTTCATGCACTGTCTTTTTCCATACGTCTTTTGCGTTGTTGTATGCCGATAATGCGTCCTTCGATACGTTTGCTGAAATTGCCTTATTAACTTCAGTTTTAAGGTTATTAAGGTTAGATATAAGCCTATTATCAGGCTGAGCCGCAGCTCTAGCATCGCTAAGTGCTGTAGTAATACCTTTATTAACTTCATCTAAATCTTGTAACGTTGCTTGAGGCGCTAATGCTGGTTTACTACCCATCATAGTTTTAGTGCCAGTTGCTAAATTGGTTACTACTTTACCTGGTGTTGCAGGAGTCGATTGAAACACTTTAGAAATTGCATTTGCGATTTCAGGCTTAGTATCAGGGTTAAGAATTGATGCTAAATGGCCTTGAATATCCTCAGCCGCAGAAGCTACATTACTTACATCAAATTTATGAGGCGCTAATTCAAAAGCTTGCGCATATAAAGGAGTAACTGCTTTTTGCGCTGCTGATTCAAGAGAAGTTTTTAACCCTGCTAATACTTCACCATGAGGTACTTGAGGAATATCCTTAGCAGTTTTACTTTCAAATTGACGCACTTGATTGGCTAATGCGGTATTTAAAACATCTTGACCTTGAGTTAATTGACCTGTTCTATTAGCAATAGCTTGAGCTTCATTAGCAAGCGCCTGTTCCTTATTAGGGGTCATAGCCCCCATAACAACCCTATTTTCAGCTTGAGAAGCTAAATCTTTAGCCAGATAAGGTTCTCCGCGAGTAGTACGCGCTAATCCTTCAAGTGACGCAAAAGCAGGTGTAGCTTTACCATATGCTGCTTGAGCAGCAGTTAATTCTTGAGGCGCGTTAAGCAACGCTTCTCTAGTTGCGGGTAGATTTTCACCTAACACTTGTCGAGCTATTTTACCTGCGTTTACATCTGCTAATTTACCTGATAATAAATCGTAAGTTTTAGTAGCACCTGTTCCTAACACCCCTAATACATGAGGAGTAAACGCACCTACAGCAGTTCCAGTATAAATATCTTCGGGATCAGTAAGTGCAGTTGAAACACCGCCAGTAAGTCCTCCACCTATTATCCCTCGTCCAATAGTGGCAAACTTTTCACCCTTGCCAAACCCACCCATTTCCGTTCCGCCTGTGGTTATAGCTTTAACTAAAGCAGGTGGAGCTTTAAATACTTTAGCCGTTGAGCCTAATATACCGCCAACAGGTGCGGTAATGGCAGTTTCCCCTACAAGATTACCAACACCATAAGAAGTTGCTTTAGGATTTTCTAAAGGCATTCCCGGCAAAGCAAACCGTTTTTCTTTATCTGTAATTAAATCAGATAATTTTGTAGGGGTTAATGCGTCCGATACTGTATTACCTACAGTTATAAATGGAGCAGCTAAACCCTGTCTAACACCTGCAAGAGTGTTATACCCACTATATAAATTTTCAAGATACTGCTTACCAACCTCACTTACATTTTTACGCAAGTCGTCCATCAAAGAAGGCTTCATTTCTTCAACTGAAGCGGTATCTTCAATCGTATTTTTAGCTATATGCAATACAGGCATATTAAATTCTTTAGCCGCTCTTTCATGCACTTGTTCAGGCGTTATCCCTTCAGGCACATTTTCATAAGTATGCTGAGATTTATCACCTAGAGTAACTGTTACATTTGCCATTGTTACCAACCTGATACAGTAGGTTTAAATGCTTGATTAGCTTCAAGCGCTGGGGGTTGTGTAGTTACAGGCGCTTGCCCTTGAACCATATTAGCTTGTTGTTTAAGTTTTAATCTTTCAGGAAATATAGCTTCCCCCGTTCCAAATTTCTGACTCAACGTATTAAGTTGATCTTGTACTGCTTCATAAGATGAATTAGGATCAGTTACCGTAGCAAGCATATTTTGAAGCTCAAAATTACTATTTAATTGCCCTGCTGACATTCCAGTAGCATTTTTAATATCTTGAATTATTGATTTACGAGCTTGCTCAATATTACTTATAGCAGTACCTGTTTTTGTACCAAGAAGTTGCCCAGTTGAAGTTTTAAGTTTAACTCCTAAAGCGTTGGCTATAGAACTATCTTGATCGGTTTTTATGCTTCCTAATGAATTTAAAGTTTTATACTCATCCCTCAGATTGTACAATGATGATTGAAAATTTTCTTGACCTTTGGCTTGTTCATCAATCTTAGCTTGTTCTTTTTCTTGCCTAATTAACGCTTTAGGTTCAGTCCCACTTGTACCGTAAACTTCACGCGTAATCGAATTAATCTTAATCAGCTTAGTAGGATCATTAGGATCAATAACTTCAACTATAGAACCTTGAGGCGCTTGAGACTGCGGACGATTAGCTATCAAATTATCTTGTAGAATTTTCGCCTGAAGTCTAGTAAGTTCATTTTGTTGAGCTTGAAATGCTTGAGTATCTTCTCTAGCTGCATTTTTTTCTATTAAAGCTTGTTTTGCAAGTGCAGCTGCATTTTCACGCGTCCATTTTTGACCTTGCATTGCTTGTGCAACTGCCGCCATTTCAGGATTTGACCCTGCTAAGTCTAATATTCCACCCATCATTTGGGTTTCGTTAGGGTTTTGAACTAAAACTTGTTGATATGGCTGTGCAGGTACTCCTTTAGGTTGATCTTCACCTGTTACAAATGCACCTATTCTATTAAATACTGAAGGAGATTGTGCAGGTACTTCTGCTGATTTTAACACATCTTCAGGCGCTGCCATTCCCATTTGATTTAATGCGCGTGCAGTAGCTTGAGCTTTTTCTCTTTCGATATTTTTAAGCTCTTGCTCACCTTTCATTTCTTGATAAGTACCAAGCCCTTGTTTTAAACCTTGAGCTAAATGCTGAGTCCAAGACGCAGGTACATACCGATCACCGATCATCTGCCCTTGAAGCATATCTTGACCTGATTCACGCAATTTTTGAGCTAAAGCAATCTTCTGCTTAGTCCCTAAAATCTTTTCATCGTATAAGTTAGCCATTATCTTACTGCTCCTCTGTATCGGCTACCATCAAGATTAACACCAGCATAAGGGTCTGAAAGACTACCACCATACATTCCACCTGTTTGAACGCCTGTTTGTGGAGGTGTTTGACCTACAGGCATTGTTGTTGCTCCAGTAGGGTTAGCTTTAAATGTAGGGTCATATTGCCCAAATTCTGATTGGTAATTGTCTGCATAAAGATTAGGGTTTCCCACCCCTAATTGAGTTTTCATGCCTTCCCAAGCGCTTCCATCGCCTTGATCTTTTAATGATTTGTATTTTTTCCCCATTCCCATACCTAAATCAACTGATTTTTTCATATCAGGAGGGGAATATGTTGTTGTTACAGGTGCGCCTTGACGTAACCGTTCAATCAATGCAGCTTTTTGATCTTCACCTAAAATTGGCATGTTATCCATTATTTATCTCCCTCCAAAAGCTGCGCCAATCCCTGCACCACCCAACATACCTCCAGCTTGGGTTAATCCTCCCCACATAGCGTTATTAGCCGCCATTTGTTGATTGTAAGTATTCATGTTGTACTGTCCTTGAGCAGTTGCAGCGCCTAACATATCAGGGCCAGCTACTGCTTGAAGTGCAGCAGGATTAGACTGACCAACTTGAGGCATCTGAGCTACTTGCATTTGTGAACCTGTACGAACAGCGTTAAGCATGTTCAACGGATTTTGTTGCAATGCTTGATCTTGTGCAAATTTTTGAGCTGCTGTTTGGTTTTGGAATTGACCTGACTGCAACGCTTGTTGATATGCTTGCTGTGCAGCTTGATTTTGCAATGCTGCATTTTGCATACCCATTCCGTATTGAGCTTGAGCAGCTTGATTAGCAAAATCCGCAGCCCCCATATTTTGAGTATTTTGCTGACCAAGAGCTTGGTTATACGCTTGTTGATTAGCTAACATCATTTGGTTGTTCTGCGCTGCTGCTGAATTACCTAATTGTTGATTAGTTACATTCTGCCCAAATTGTTGCCCTAATGCTTGGTTATACGCTTGTTGATTAGCTAACATCATTTGGTTGTTCTGCGCTGCTGCTTGATTAGCAAACTCAGCAGCATTCAAATTCTGTCCAAATTGTTGCCCTAATGCTTGATTAGCAAATTGCCCTTGTTGAAGGTTCATGCCAAACATTCCTTGAGCAGCGTTTATACCACCACTTACTGCATTATTTCTAGCTGATTCGTAGGCTTGTTGTTGCGCATTTCCAGCATTTAGCATTGCGTTATTATACGCTTCTGATCCTTGAGTAATACCTTGATTAGCTAATCTATTAGCTAATTGAGCATTAGATTGTTTAAATTGAGGATCAAGATATTGAGTAGCGTTTTGATAAAGCGCATTTTGAACTTGCTGGTTTAGTAAATTTGGGTCTTGAACGCTAGTTTGAAATTGATTAGCGTTATTAGCTACATTACCTTGCGCGTATTGATTAGCTCCAGACTGAGTTTGAAATTGATTAGCGTTATTAGCTACGCTACCTTGCGCGTATTGATTAGCTTCAGACTGAGTTTGTATTTGCCCTGCATTGTTACCATAACTACCTTGTAAAGTAGGGGCATTAACATTTCTAACCATTTGGTTAGCAGTAGGATCAATATTTCCTGAATACTGCTGGCCTTGTATTGGATTAGCTAATGCTTGTTGAACATATCCGACACCACCTTCAGCAACATTACCTAATTGAGCATTGATGCGATTGTTTTGCTCAAACGCTGCTTGTTCTGTAGGGGATAATGAAACCGTTTGCGTCCATTGATTTACAGGCATATAGCCTTTAACTTGACCAGCGGTTTTTTTGTTGCCACTTAACGTAGCATATTCTGCTGCTGAAAGTTCTTGGCCTTTAGCATTAGAATATTTAACTAAATTAGGAGTGTAATTAACCTGCCCGTAAGGAGTGACCTGATTGGTCATTGATCCATATTGAGCTATTTGAGCTTGTAAAGCGTTACCAGCAGACGTTTGTGCTGCTGCGGCTGCATAATCAGGAGGAGGTGGTGCTGAAGGTTGGCTCATGTTTTAATGTCCTGTAAATTTCGGCATAAAAACTGGGTTGCCAGATTTCACGCTAGTATATCAAATAAATCGTGTTTGCAATATTTATTTTAAATATCGACACTGTTCTTTTGTCATTGTAAGTAGATGAAGATCACCATCAGGCGCTGCATCTTCTATAATGGCTTCTAACTTAAATCCAAAATGGTAATCTAATCGTAAAGCTTTGGTATTCGTACTGGGTACAGGCGCAATAATCTTCTTCACCCCTAGTTCAATAAACGGATAGTGAAACGCATACCATAAAGCTTCTCTGTTAAATCGTCCGGTAATGGCAACGTGCATTTGAACACTTGCGCCATTAAAGCAGTTATATCCTGTAGCAGCTACAATCTCACCGTGAGATTCCAATCCTATAAACGTCATTCCTATAGGCGAGTATTCATTACCGTTGACTTCACAAAACCAAGTGCCTATGCGTTCTTGGTCATCTGTAAAGACTCGGATCATCTACTACCTTCAACTAACTGACCGTTTGGTAACGTTATAAAAGTATTTTTACGTTCTTCATTAGCAAAATAATCACTTAAATCTTTAACTGATCTATTTTGTAAATTCAATTCAGAAGGTTGAAAATTCCATCTATCTTTACCGCCAGATTGCCATTGCCCTCCTTGAATATCAGGAGCTGAATAAGACGATCCGCTACTAAATGTTTTATGGTTAGGCATTTTAAATTCATCAGTTAAGTGCATCCCTGAACCTTGTGCAGACGCATAAGGCGCAGGTGCTTGAGGCTGACCGTATTTAGCTAAATAAGATTGCATATCGTAGCCTTCATTATTATATTCAGGCATCTGTCTTAATAATTGGGCTAATCTAACTGCATCCATTACAACACGCCTCCAGGTTCAAATACATAATCAGTTGCGTAATATCTGACATCCGCAGCAGAACTGCTAGTCTTAACCCTATAAGCTCCGTAATGCCCCATTCCTGTAGCCATTTGCCATCTGGCAAAAGGTATAATTTCCGTTGCCCAAGTAACTTGATCCCATTTACTTTGATCCCAAACACCGCTTGAAGGAATTACAGTTACTTGAGGATTACTAGGAGCTGCACTTTGGTCAAAATCAAGGTTCATTTGATTGGTGATACCAAAAGAGTTGGTGTACCCCATTGACACTCTTGCCATCGTCCAACGCTTAATTTGACTGCGTGAGCCAAAAGCACTAAACGCAGGTAATAAATCCGTTACGATAGGTTGACCATTATCTGAATAGGTATCCCATGCTTTACAAACTTTCCCTGTTGAACCAAAATAAATATCCTCATTAGCAAAACACCAACATTGTGCAGGGATATTAGTCCATCTTGCCCAACCGCCTGAAATTGTATTCATGACATACTGATAACTTTCAGTAGCACTAATAGGGATATTAACAAGAAGCATATTTTGTGGAGGGTAGAGAAGTATATCCCATCCATAATTGCTTGCGTAAGTAGTAGTATCTGCGGCTAATTGATTCTGAATCTTATCAGTAATCATCAAATGCGTACTAACTCGGCTAGACATTAACGCTTTAGATAAAGGAATAAGTCCATCTTTACCTAATAAAAGAACATCGCCACCGTATTTGCATGCGCAACGCTCACCTACTGGCGATCCTACTAAATAAACACCTATTAACGCCCAATCATTAGCGCTAGAAGGGTCTGTTCCTTTATAAACTGCTATCTGACCAGAAGTTGTAATAACGACAAAATAATCATCCATGCCGTATCCAGCATCTAATGACCATGTATCTATACGAGCTATTGAGCCTCCAAATTCAAAGATAGGCCCGAAATCAAACATTGATGCTGCGCCAGAAATAGCATCAGTATCTAAATACCAACATTTTAACGATTCCTTTTGAATAAACCAATTACGCCTTTTATGCGTATGAACATCAATTAAACTGGTAGTTGCAATGCCTGTAATAGCATAAGGAGTAGATACACCTGTAACTGTGTACCATGTAGTACCGTCATAGATACGCATGGAATCTAAACCATTAACAGCTAGTAAAAATGATCCCCCTGAAGTAGCAAATTGAGCGTGATACCATTTAGCATTAGTTAATCCAGTAACAACTGCCGATCCAACAGCGCCTTGAGAAGTTGCATTATAAATAGCACAAGTTCCTGAATCATTACTGACTGCAAAAAGCTGTTCAGTTCCATTAGGCGCATCATAATCAATTAAAGATTGAACAACGCCAGGTATCCCAGTAGCCCAATCTGAATACCCTTTTCTTGACCTTAATTCAGTAGGTGTGCAAAACCAATTATCTAATACTACTGCATCAGTAGGTTTCATTTCCGCTAAAGGATCGCGAGAGTTCCAACCGCCAATAGGTGCAGTAACAGTTATTGTTCTCGAAGTTTGGCGTTTGGGTCTTAACATTTATATAACCTTAATTAACATGCTTTTGCAATAACCCTAACTTGTAGTGTTGCCATAACCAGTATCAGGTAGGTTGTTCTGTGTAAGTAGGATATTTGGATAACGGGGGGCGAGTGATAAAGTATCTGCACCTGATTCAGAAGCTTTCCATTTATCTAATTCACGGGTGTAATCTTGAAGCACCGCTGACGTATCAAACCCTTTAATTTCAAAAAGTTTAAGTTTAGTGCCTAATGTTAAAACACGGTCAGTAAATCGACTGGTATCCGTATCAGCAGTAAATTTAGATTTATAAGTTCCATTAGCATCAATAACCCATCCATTAGATACATATTCAAACCCTAACACCAATGTAGCAGTTGGCATTGGCCATAAAGTAAACTTATCCCCCATCATGCGGAAACGCATACGAGGGCCAGTTGTTACATAACTAGCTTTAAGCCATTGCCATTCCTGAGCATCTTTAGGGCCGATAATTGACCATCGATTAGATTTATTATATTGAGTCTTATCCACCATACGAGCGTAATCACTCGGCATATCATATTTGGCTTGACCAAAAGTGATAGTGATTCCGGTAGCAGTTTCGGTAGATGGAATAGACATTTCAGCAGTTGTAGTACCAACAGAAGTTAGAAAACTGTCTTGTTGAATACCTGTGCCAGTTGCCATAAATTCAGTTGATAATCCTACTACTGAACTTAAATTACTAATTGTTGTTGATCCAGCCGTTACATCACCAGTATATTGATAGTATACCGTTTCAAATCGATATTCCGCTGCAAGAGTTTGCCAATCCCTATCAGTTGATAAGATGTCCCCCGTTCGATTCATCAGTGCCATTATTTGAAGCACTTGGGGATCAGTTGAAGTAGCAACAACAGTAGGGACGGGCAACCCTAGTTCTAAACAGACATCTTGGACGTTTGATAAAAGGGTTGCCATATTATGTTCCTATGCTATTGGTACTTCTGGATCAATTTCAGTAGCTTCAGTGCTTTTTCGAGTGCGTTTAGGCTTCTCAATATTCATTGAAGTCATCAAAAGCTTCATTTGTTCTTGAAGTTCTGCTATTTGGTCGTTTTGTTGCTGAATTATAACATCAGCATCAATTTTACCTCTATTTAAAAAAGCTTGCGCTTTTGTTCTTAATTGCATACCACCCATCATTCTAGCAAAAGCTGAATCCGGTGCGCTTGCAACTTGTTCTATAAATCTGAAGCCTTGATAGGCTAATTCATGTCGCAATGATTCGGATATTTCTAACCATTCAACCATTGGCGTTCCTTTTATATCTTTAAGTCCTTTATAAGCATCCCATTGCCTTGCAAATCTCCGTTTGTGTGAATCTTCAACCATTGTATCAATAGTTAATGATTTATCACCTGGCACTCCGATTCTGATAAAATCTTCTTCTTTACCTTCGTAAATACCTTCATAAAACGATACATCTAAATACGCATCGCCACCTATATCACCTACATAACTAATATCATCTGCCATTTTTAAAGCGTCCCGTTTAGGAGTTAAAATAGGAGGGTTAGTTTTAACCCTCCCTTTATTACATCAGATTATGATACTTGGCCTTGATGGAAAGGTCTGTTGATAGCAATCAAACCTAAGCCAGTTGAAGGAGTACCAGTTGTAACGCTGACTTTAGCATTGAGGATTTGCTCACCATTAACAGCAGCATCATCAACAGAGCCAGGAGTTGCAGCCAATGAAAACACATCAGCTCCAGCAGTCATAGCATTTGGAGCTTTAACAGCCGCAACACCAGCTATTTGATACCAACCATATTGGCTGGCAACGTTAGCTGACATAGCAACAGCAACAGGGCCTACACCGCCAGTTGCAGGTGATAAAGCAGTAGTCGCTAAGTAACTATCGTAATCAACCATTGAGCCTACAGCAGTAGACGCAACGCCTTTTAGATAAATAAATTCACCAGCACCGTAAGTAGAATCTTCAGCTCGGACAATAGTACCAAGTTGATGATTTTGAGTAGTGTCGGTTACTGCGATAGGTTGTGCGCCTATCAAAGGATCAGTAATTTTATAAGCCATTTGAGTTAAACCTTCTGATTACAGAGTTGAGAAAGTAGCGTTGAATTGAGCGCCTGAGCAAGTTAATGCGCCAGAGAAGCCAATTAAACGAACGATTGCATCTTGGTTTACCGCTTGGCGATCACCACCGATAGGAACAAAGTTGCGGTCTTTGTGTGGACGGAAATAAACATATTTAGTGTTTATGAAGTCCATACGAGTTGCAGTTTGGTTTCCACCGATACCACCACCCAGTACAACGTCAGCAGAACCAGCACCGCCATAGAATTTCAATGCACTGAAACCAGCTGCACCTAATTTATCATCAGTGATACGTTGAATAGCTTGTAAAGATGACAAGTAAACAGAGTATGCAGTTGATCCAGCATAGATCAAGTCAACATGGTCAGTACCACGAACAACAGATAATGCTACAGTGTTCATGCTGTTTTGGATGTTAGCAGCAGTAGCGCCTGTACCAGCCAAAGTAGTAGAAGTATAAGCACCATTGCGCCAGAAAGCCCAAGTAGCACGATCAATACCACCGTAAGTACCAGTAGTAGGGGTAGTGCTAATCATAGCAGCCAAACCAACTAAGTTCTTACCAGCGTTACCAGTACCATCACCATGTAAATCAGTGTCAATTTTGTTGCGTAAGCGAGCTTCAGCAATTTCAACACGAGTTGCAAGCAATTCAATCATTTGCTCTTTACCGCTGTTTTGTAACATTTCAGGGCCTGAAATAGTTACTGCATCGGCATAGTGCTTTAAGTTAAATTGAGCAGCACTGATAGGACTGTCAGGTGAAATATTAATAGTTTCATAACCGGAGTATGAAGCTGCATAGTTTGTATTAGGGTCGTTATAGAACAATTCTTGTAAAATTGTTGAACCACCAGAAATAGTTTTGATATTCCCACGTTCTGACAACCTCATCAATAAAGCATTGTTGTTAGATAAGTTGTTTTGAGCCGATTTAGTACGGGATTCAATGGTTGTAGCGATAATATCGCTGATTGCACTGTTGGCGAAAGCCATAATAGTATTCCTCTAAAAAATTATAAACCGTGTAAGCGCATGGCTTGACGAACGGCATCTTCAGTTGATGCAGGTGTAACTGATCGAGTCACTCCAGCAGGAGCGCCTTTTACAGATACGGCTGCGGCCTTTGCAGCCTGAGCTGCTTGATTTGCCTGTACTAAATTCTGACGATTAACCCCACCTTGTTGTTGAGCAATGGTTTTGTTAAATACATTATCATCTAGTCGTATGGCTTTCGCATAAGCATCATCCAAATCGTTCGCAAATCCACGTTCTAGCAGGTCGGCCATCGTAGCTTGTACGTCTGTAAAATGTTCATGTGATTGTGCAAATTCATCAATAGCTGATTGAATTTGTACATCCTCTTGGCTTTGTCTAAAGTTGTTAGAGGCTTGCAGTTGACTTTGGGTATACTCCAACTGCGCTTTTAAGTTGTGCATGTTAGGATCGTAAGGCACTCCGGCTAGAGCGTTCAAATCAATCTGATAGTCATGCGCTAATTTTTGCAACATTTCCGCTTTTTCTTGGTATGATCCCATTCTAAGCGTATGTTCAGTTTTAAGTAAATTGGTAAATGCCACGTCAGGTGTCACACCCAAATTACTCATGTAATCTTTATAAGGCGATATTGCTCTATCTATGGTTTTAGCATAGTTGGCCGCTTCCTTATATTGCTCAATCCCTTTATGAAATTGAGTTTCACGTTCGATTATATACTTCTGCGTTTCCTCAGGCAACTTTTCCAGCGCTTTTGCTGCTTCAGCCTTCCATGATTTCCACGGTGAGCGTTCAGATGCTACTGGTTTTGGTTCTTCAGATGCTTTTTCTTCAGGTTTTTCAGTTTCTTCAGGGTTTAATTTATCTAATTCCCTGCCTATTATATCATGGGTCGTTTCAGGCTCAGTTGAAGCAGTTGATGTTGATTCTTCTACTTCAGAAGATTCTACTTGGCTTGAGTCGTCAAGCATTGTATCGTCACTCATAAATATCCTTAGTTAATTAATTAAATTTTTCAGCTATTTCTTTACGCAAAGCTTCTTTTTTACGTTTGATGGCAAAATGGTCGACTTGAGGTGTATGATTATCGTTGCCAACTTCGCGTACATTATGGGTTATCAAATGCTTACGATGATGGCTTCGGCTAGTAATCATTTCACCAGTTACCATAGATTTATAAGGTTTTATATCTTCAAATACAGCTGGAGCAGATAAAACTCGACTTGTGGGTTCGCCACAGCAGTCAGGTAGCTTATCCCAATCAGCTAATTTGCGGAAAATATCCTGATGTTTTCCGCAAACTCGACATTTAACTTCATATAAAGGCATTAAATGGTGTCCTCTGTCCATTCAACAGATAAATATAATGACGCGCCAGTTGGTACTGCTGCGCCAGCAAAATTAATCGCTATTGCTTCGCTAGTTCCTCGCAATACTGGAGCTTTATCATTACGGTTGCCCCAAATAAAATTAATTTGAGGTGAGGTTATAGCAGCCGTTCCTAAATAAGTTTTAGCTGCTTCCATATTAGTGCCTGTACCCAATGCAGATGGGTTTGCAGTATAAAGCGCTAATGTAGCTGATGCTGTCCCATCATTAGTGTCGGCTGCGGTAGCAGTTGGCGCAGTTGAAGTTCCTCCAGTATTAGCAGCAGTTCGTTTAACTAAATACACGTCATAAATTGCTGAAGCAGTAGCAGACCCCATAATTGTAATTTTAGTAACTCGAATTACTTTAGTTGCAGAGCCTATTAAAACTAAAACATCAGTTGCAGTTGCAACAGGTGTAATGTCTACTGCGGTGTATCTAAAAGTAGGTTTTGGACTGTTTGTACTTACGCACAAAATTGATCCGTCATTACCTGCTGATTGAGGTGCAAAACCATTATACGCACCTGTTATTTGTGCTGTTCCTGCCATTGTCTATACCTATAAAAGTAACATGAGTGATTCTTCATCATCTAATTCAGCTTGAATTAGAAGGTCTATTTCGGCTTGAAGCGCCATAGCCTGCGCTTTCATAACCATTTCTTGAAGCTGGTAGTTTGGCGTTTCTACAGGTTCAACTACTTTAACTTCTACTTCAGACGTTGCGGTTTCTTGATCTTCTCCTGTAACTTTAGCGATTGCTTTTGCTATTTGAGATTCAAGCTCTTGTCTTTCATCCTTGTAAACCGTAGGTTTACGTTTCTTAGTATCAAAGCCCCCTCGATGTTGCTGCTGATTATCATCAGCCCCTTGAAAATATATTATTAAATCATCTAAAGCTACCGCTAAAGTCCCAGTATGCCCATCTTGTCCTGTTGCTTCAAAAGTTATATCGTCAAGTTGTAAACTTAAATCGCCATGTTTAATGACGTTACCGCTTGATGCAAAATCTACATCATCAAGCTGAAGATTTAACGGCCCTGCATGAACATCTTGTCCAGCAATAACTATATCTACATCATCAAGTGTTAAAGCTAAAGTGGCATGTCGAGTAATATTACCATTTGACGCAATAATTATATCATCAAGCGGTAAATCAACCGTTGCATGGCGTGTTATTACTCCACTTGATGCAATAACCACATCATCAAGTGTTATCGCTACAGTAGCTACATGTACAACCTTACCTGTTGAAGCAACTGTAACCCCATCAAGGGTTATTGCTACAGTTGATTCGATTGTAGACCATTTAGAGGAATCCCATATCCCAGAATCCCATAAAGCCATTGTTAAGCGTTGCCTTCAGAAATTGTAGCTGAAGATATAGCGACATTATCACCTGAAGATATTAGCGTACTGGATAAATTAACATTTGACCCTGAAGTACCCACAGTCATTCCGCTTACTACTAAAGTTGTGCCATCAGCTTTATAAAGGCTTGCATTTGTTACTGTACCGGATGCTCCAGCTGTACCTTGTGAAATAGCTGAAAGAGTTAATACGCCTCCTGAAGCCGCAGCTGCAAAAGGTGTGCCACAAACACACTCAACAATCAATGTTGCGCCAGAAGTATAAAGCCTTAACTTAGCCCCATTGCCAGCAAATGTAGTAATAGCATCAGCTCTATTATTACGCAAGGTTGTATTTAATGATACCGCCATTATTGAACTCCAATTATTTTGCCATCCGCACCGCGAACGATTTGTTTAGGACGCGACAGATTAGCTACCATTTCAGCTTGTTTCTGTAACATGACTTCATTCTGCATAGTTGACATTTGAATCATCTGTGCATAGTTTTGATTAACTGCCTCGATCAATCCAGCTAAAGCACTGTTTGGTTGCTCGTCACCATTATCGTTAAGCTCTAAAATACCTTCTTGATCGCGAGCAGCATTTATAGTCATTGATGACTGTTTCAAACTGGTTTTACTGCTCATTTCAGCAATCATTACGCGAGTATCTGCATCAAGTTGAGCTTTCCATTGCTCAAATTGAAGTTTTTGTGCTTCTAATTGCTGTTCTGTTTGCAATTTAGCTTGTTCCAACTGCATTTTAGCTTGAGTAGTTTGCTGTTCTAATTGAATCTTAGCCTGTGCATTTTGAGATTCAGCTTGCGCTCTAATCATTTCAGGTGTTGGAGGAGGAGGCTGTGGAGGTTGAGCTGCTTTAGCTTTTTCATTTTGAGTAACTGTAGCTATATATTGCTCAAATGAACCTTCAATAGTCCGACCAATTTTGAACCCTCTAATACCAAATAAAAGCATTTCACCCATTAAAGGAACTAACTCAGGCGCTTGTTGTCCCATTGGCAATATTTTTTCTAAGAAGGTACTAACTGAAGTTAAAAATTCAATTCGGCTTTGTTTTTCAGCCTGCTGATCTATTTGAACTAAGGTATCAGTTTCGATGTCAATATTAAAATTACGCATCGATTCATTTTTCAGTAACTGAATCGCAGGTTCAACAAACTGAGCATCGGGTGTGAAGTTAATACCTGACATTTGAATCAATGTTTCAGGTTGGTATTTAGAACAAATGATTTCAGACTTCATTCTTAAAATGTCACGAGCAAATCGGCTCATGTCATCTTTCATACTATTCAATCGTAATGACGCAAATTGAGATTTAATTTGTTGTGCTGTAGCAGTTTCTGATGCAACCGAAGCACCACGCATAATATCTGACAAACCAGTTGTTTCATAGATGATTTGTTTACATGATTCACGAGCTTGATATAATTGTTGCAATGCTTGTGCCACATCACGCAACGGCATGAATTGAACTGCGCCTTGCAAGCCACCTTTCTCAACAAATGCCGCCCAGTTCTTAACAGGGATCAGAACGCCATCATTGCCTTCCTTCATCAGACGTTCAATAGCTGGTTCGTCAGCCGCATAAATACCCATAACCTTCATGGCTTTGGTAAGATGCTTGATTCTACCTGTTAGATCATCAATTTCATCTGCTTGGTCTTGATACAGTAAGAAATCAGCTATAGGAACAAGCGATCCTGAAGTGGTAGTAGCAAAGTAAGGCTTAGGGCAAGGAAAGAAGTCGCACAATTCTAATGGGTCTTCACGATGGTCAAGAACAATATCGTAATTATTAGCTACCCAATAAACACATTTCGTTGTTTTACACCAAATTTCCCAAACTTCAGCTTTTTTTAATGATTGAGTTGATTCTTTCTCGCCATCTTGTCGATCAGGTGAATGAGTTAAAGGAACTTGGTTAAATACCTCACCAAATCGCTCTTCTCCTTCCTCTAGCGACATATAAACTCGTCTAGCTACCCAAGTTACCTCTTCCCACGTTCTTGCTGGTAGATGGGCAAAATCTTGCCAATAAACGTAATCAACAGGTGTAGTTTCAGAAGTAATGCGCTCATATTGGGCAGGTTGTTCTCCTGCTAACGCATTTTCTTCTAATGATTCTCCGGTAGGAGCATATTCATCCCCCCCTACTTCTTCATAATCAGTGATCTGAGGTTCTGCATCAACTGATTCAATGATCGGTTCATATCGTAACCAAGCCACACCACGCCCTGGTAACAATCTATCATCAACCACATTGGAAACAGTAGCATGAAAATCAGGATATTGATTAATTTCATAGGATAAGACTCGTTCTAAGATGTTAGAAGCAACACGAGCAACATCATTCTGATCGTCAAAGCGTCTTGATACTTCAGGATTAGGTGGTTTAGCGTAAATAGCTGGCTTTAGCGTCTGAATGTTAGACCAAAAGATATTAAATCGTGCATCAGCCTGTTCAACGTCTTTCCGTTCGTCACGGTAGCGTTTAATGACCTTTTCGCCACGCTCAGTCCACTTCTTAAACGTTTGATTGTAGCGTGACAATTCATCGTGCCACGGCTGTGCTGATTTATCTGCTAATTCTTTTGCCATCGTGCCGCTCATTTAAAAGGGTTTGGGTGATTATACCGTTTTTCTGCTAAAAGCAACACTTATATTCGTTTTCTAAAGGGTTTTGTGCTAGATTCCCATAATTCGTTCAATGTTTGCTCTTGCCAATACTTAGGTTTCTTAATTCTTGGCTCTGGACGCTGTTCACGCCACGCTAAAGCTACATATCTAAATCCGTCCGCATAATGAGAAGTCCAATCATGCTTTGGACGGTCATTAAATATCTTTTTATCCAGATTATACTCACGTTGATACTGCGTGAGGGCTTCCATGCCTTCTTTACACTTAGGGTCAAACCAACAATCCGCTAAAGTCAAACGCGCCGCTTGAATACCGTCCATCAGACTGACACTTGGCACGATTCTTGGTCGCCAACCTAGCGATCTGAACTGTTCTTCAATAGACCTGCCTGTTTGTAAGCTTTTTGCCTTAGCATCGTGGGGTAAATATAACCATTCTCCGTAATCGTAGCCCCTTCCTTTTAATATCTCGTCATAATGACTGATTGGCATACCTGAATTTGAGTAGCAATCGATTACCCGAAGCTCTCGCCCTACCACCTGATACCACCATATCGCAGTATCATCGCTCCACCCTAAGTCAAGAGCAGCATAAGTCTTTAACGAACGGTCATAACAAGGCTTCACGCGCCCAGATTCAGTCAATTCATACATTTCCTTACCGTAGATAGCTCCTGGTATCGCTGCATCGAAGTTACACTCCATTTCCTGTAACCATGCGTCCTCACTCAGTTCATTCTTAAGCTCGGCTAACTCCTCCGCATCAAGCAATCCTGATTCCGATGCTTTCAATATCAAGGTAAAGCAGTTGGGATCAGTCTTCCCTTGCTCATAACGTTCATAAAATGCGTTCTTTCCTTTAGGTGTTCCAATGATGATCGCCCAACCTTTCCGATCAGCTAATGCCGGACGGATAACATACGCCCACACGGAAGATTTCCAGTCGCCATATTCATCTGCAATGATGCCGTCAAAATATAAACCCCGTAATCTGTCAGGGTTATCCGCACCGAACAACTGCAAGCGAGAACCATTAGGAAAGTCCAACCGCAATTCCGATTCATTCACCTTTATATTAGGTATAGGTTTGGTAAAGGTTTTACAGTAATCCCAGATCACCTGTTTGGCTTGGGAATAGTAAGGACAAATGTATCCATAGCGTCCATCGCCCGACACATCCTGACAGGCGGCGCGGATCAGTTCATTGATGCAAGATACAGACTTCCCTGCGCGTCTATGCGCCACCACAACCGCCCAGCGTTCCTTTCGATTGTGCAGGGGTTTGAATACATCTCTAGGCTTATAAGGAAGCGTAACCTTCATTCTTCCCAACCTATCACTAGATTCATAGCTGATCCATCAGCGTTGGTCAAGCCAACCGCCACTCTAGTTGACTCCTTAGCAGTAGCCCAGCCGTGAGAGTGTTGCAAGATAGCCAATGCTGCTTTGGAATCACCATTTCGTGCAGCATCTCTCAACTGCGTTGAGGCTTCCACTTCTGCATCGGCAGCGCCCTTCAAAGCGGCCAGTTCAACAGTTGGGTCTAGCTGACAGAGTTGGCGATACTCGGAGGGTAACATGCCGGAGGCAAGCGCCAGTTTATCTCCTTTTAAGCCGAGCTTGGCAGCTTCATATATTTGGGATAACCGCGCCTCTGTAGCTTGGAGTTCGCGTGGGGAATAGGGGAATGAGATCATAAGTCACCAGTTGTGGATAGTTATATATAAAGATAGTACCACACATTGTAATGTAAAACAATCTTTGACCTTCTAAATTTTTTTCAAAAAAAATTTCAAAAATGCAAAAGCTTTATGAAATTAATAACCTCAAAAGATTTATGTGAATGCCCCCCCCTATCTAAAAATGCAAAAGATTTACATGAATGCCCCCGCCACCGCTCACGCAGGTAACCCCCCAATGCGACACATCGACTATTTAACGCCCCCGCTATACCCTTACAATTCAATAACTTACAACTATATGCAAGGTAGGTAGGCAGGTAGGTAGGTAGGCAGGTAGGCAGGTAGGCAGGTAGGCAGGTAGGCAGGTAGGCAGGTAGGCAGGTAGGCAGGCCATTACCTGGAATGTGTTAGTAATGTCAGCAATGTTAGCTATAGGTTTTAATTGGCTCAATCCATTATTGAGTGCGATAACGTTATAATTACTACTCTATCAACTTTTACGAGTAGCTGACAATGCAAACATTACTAGATTTAAGATATGCAAGCGTAGAACATTTAGCCCACGACCTGCATGAACTGGGGCTTACACCCAAACAGTACAATAGCTTACTGTCTTGTTTACGTCGATATATCGGCCATAGAATAGCTTTAAAGCGTAAAACGCAAACTTGCCAGGCAACAATCTATTTAACGATATTTTCAGATGATTTAAAAATTAACTCGAAAGTATCAAGTAATGGTTTTTGCGCCCCTTTTTCATGTCCTAAATGGGATTAGCCCAAAATGTTAGTAAAAATGACTAACAACAAACCCTTATACGACGCGGGCTGTAGAAAATGTTAGCAATGTAAGCACCACTAATTTTTTAAACTGCCTCCACGATATTATTTTCCTTACTATTATTATGGTTATTATTAATATTATTATTTCTTTATTAATATAATATTATAGCTAACATTACTAACAAATAGCTTAAAGCCCCGATAGGTCTGGTCTAAGCCGTATGCAATCACGCTATATTTTTTAACTAACAATCAACTAACATTACTAACACGTCAATAAGTGTAATAAAAGTCTTTACATTAGCTGAAAAAAGAGTATATTGACTATAACTTCAACAAAAAAGAGAAAAAAACAATGCAAACTACAATTTTAATCTTAATATTATCAATCGTTTTAACTGCAATTATTTTGACATTACCTAAAGTAGTAGTTCTTAATGCCATGCTATTGATACTTGCAGTTATATCATTTCTACCTTTATTTTTATTAAGGAATATAAAATGAATCAGATAATAATGTTTGGAATTGCAATATTATTTATTGCACTGGCAGAAAATACGCTTAACTATTTAATGTAACTCTTAAAAACTATAACTAAAGGTAAACTAAAATGACTAAAGTAGAATTGATAAAACATCTTAATAAATTACGAAAAGATAATAAAAATAATTGGGTTTTTTACGACATTATTTGTGACGGTAAAAATATTGAATACAAAAGTTATAATACTTGGATTCAATATATAAAAATTGATGGTTTAAAATTTTCAGGATTGATGGATATAACTGTTAAGCAATTTTTAGACTTTTTGAATGGTGCCCTATAATGTCAAATTATCATTTAACTAAAGTATCAAACAATGCAAAAACTGGCCCGATCGCAGTGTCTACCAGTTCAAAATCTACTTGTCCTGATGATTGTCCCTTAAAAGAAAAAGGCTGTTATGCTGGAAATGGCCCGTTAAATTTGCATTGGCAAAAGGTAACAAATGGTGAACGCGGCGTATCTTTTGATGATTTTTTGTTGCAAGTAGGCGCGCTACCAATTAAATCAGAATATCGTCATAATCAGGCCGGCGACTTACCAGGCGAAAATGGCCAAATCGACGCGCCTAAACTTGCAAGATTAGCAGCTACAACAAAAAAACGTAAATTACGCGCGTTTACATACTCACATTACAACGTTTTAACTAATCTTAATAATCGATTAGCAATCAAACAAGCTAATGACGACGGCTTTACCATCAATTTAAGCGCTAATCATATAAATGAAGTGGATGATCTACTTGCGCTTAATATTGCGCCTGTGGCCGTTATTATGCCAATGAACGCGCCCAAGGTATCTTACACTGCAGCGGGTAACAAGATTGTAATTTGCCCAGCTCAAACTAATGACGAAACAAGATGCATTGATTGCATGTTATGCGCAAATAAAGATCGCAATTTTAGCATTGGATTTTTACCACATGGAACAAGCGCAAAAAAAGCAGCGCTTGCAACTAATAATCTTTAATTAAGGATAATATAAAATGAAAAATTTAAACTATATCGCAGCAGCTGCAATTCTAATAATCTTTATAGGCGCGTTATGCCTGGTAGATACCACGCCATCGTATAAAATACACAAAACAAGATCCGGTGATTTTATAATCATCGACAAAGAGGGCGCTAACAATTCCAGAATTTATGAGCTGGTAGAATTGCCAACAAATCACGTCGCGGGGGTAATAAAATGATTGTTGCGCTTGTAACAGTGTTATTAATAGAGTTAATAGTTTTAACTCTATCAGAATAAAAAAAGGGCCTTAACCGGCCCTTTTTTATTGTCTATCAATTTAAAAATTTACGTTTTAAGGCGTGATAATAATTTACCTATACCAAAGTATGCTTTGTTAATTATCCAGCCTTAAAACGCTTGTTTTGCTGCTCCTGCTCCTGCTCCTGCTCCTGCTCCTGCTCCTGCTCCTGCTCCTGCTCCTGCTCCTGCTCCTGCTCCTGCTCCTGCTCCTGCTATTAAATAAAATGATTAGTCAACCCGTCATGGCCGGTCAACCCGTCATGGCCGGTCAACCCGTCATGGCCGGTCAACCCGTCATGGCCGGTCAACCCGTCATGGCCGGTCAACCCGTCATGGCCGGTCAACAAGTTCCTTAACTCATGCA